CAAGTTCTTCCTTTGATAGTGGCGGAATGAGTGCCTTGAATTCAGGGTCTATTTGTATGTGCATAATAAAGAAATCCCGCAATACAACCATGTGAGAATAGGCCAACAGCGAGCCGGATGGGAGTATTGCGGGAAAAAGTTTGTTTCATTTGCTGTTTAAACGGCTTCTCACAGCCACTCTGAATTTAGTTTAAGATTTCAGCCTTGTCAAATAACGCTGAAGCGTCTCGTCGGCCTCCTCCTCGATCCACCGCGTTGCTTGCGTTACAACCTCAAGCCAAGTGCCGTCGATGAGAATCTCCCAGTCCCATCGATAGCAGTCGTCTTGGTGGTTCGGCCAGCAGCGGAGCGGATAACCTTTCCAATGTTGCATTTGGTCATTCATCTTGGCCGGATAGGAATTGGCGAAGCCGTCGGTTGTCTTTTCGCAGTTCATCGTTTTCATTATCTAAGTATTCGATACGTTTGTTTAATAAATCTACGAGTAATTCAAGATCAGCCATCTGTTCTTTAACTCGTCTTGTAAGATTTAGTAGTCTTGTGATGCCGTCGAACATAATCTGATATTCTTTCTAGGTGGTGTTCTGCGAGTGCTCTCCCCTCCGGCGAGTCGTCGTATGTATGCTGGTATACTGGGAGCGGGTCGCCCCTTTCCAACCTAAGCCCAATCGGGCAATCGTTCATACAGATGACCAACCGGAGCGAGAGAGTTCCATTCATTTTCTAGAACGGAATGTCGTCAGTTTCGTCGGGTTGAGCAACATAGGCGTTGCTTTTGGCGACAATATGCTTGTCCGTCTTGGCCGCTGGCTTGCGCCGGTTGCCGAGCCACTTTGCCTTTTCATCACCGAACAACCAGCGTTCTACGCAGTTGAATTGGTGCTCTGGGTTGGTCTGCCCTGCCTCGACTCCGATGACGCAAACTCCTTTTTCACCGATCAAGTCTTCGGCTTCCACCGTGACGTCTTCGCCTGGAACTACGGCCCGACCGATGCTCGAAAGCACTTGATCGACTTTCCACGCCGCTTTGGGCGTGAACGTGAGATGCTCCCACATTGTCGGCCCTGTTGTTCCGCCTTCAAGCAGGACGGCGACGTCGAGCTTAATCGTCGGGTTTCCGGCTTGGCTGGTCTTCTCGACGGCTTTAACTATCTCGACTTCGTAGGTTCCCGGCTCTACGAAGTAGATGGCCGCTTGCTTAGGTTCTGATGCTTTGTATGTTGGCATATTTTTGTTTTTCTATTTTATTTTTGTTTGTCTTAGTTGGAGCGAATGCGCTCCGGTTTGTACTGCTGTTGTGTCTGGTTCCACGCCGTTGTTGGCGCAGAGTTCCAGATAACTCTTTTCTGACATCTTACCGCCCATCGCGAGTATCAATGTCTCTTTTGTGATGTTTTGGCTTACTTTTGCTATTGCTTCTGTTTCCACGAATTTCCTTCCGCTCATGCTTGTTAGTTTCCATCCGGGGACTCCGTCTCCGTTTTCGAGTCGAGTCTTGAGATGACCCATCACCGGCTCTGCGATCTCCTTCTCTGCCAGTTTCCACTCTTTCGCGAATACTCCCATGCTCTCGGCTGTTGCTAGTATTCGCTGGCGGATCGACTCGATGCTGTTGCCTGTAACGTCTGGAATTAGCGCGATTGCACTCTCAGCCTGCCGCACAATGGCGTTGCAGTTGTTATAGTGCTTGCACCACGAGCAGTACTCGCAAGGCGTCGGCTTCGCCTTCGCGCTTGTTGCGCGGTCGATTGTGCGCTGCGTGCCTTGCTTGGCTTCTTCGTAGGTGAAGTCATACGAGCGAATTAGCTTTTGATCGACGTAGATAACATGAGCAGTCCAAGACATTTCAAAGTTATCTTCCATACACGCTAATGAGTATGCCTGAAGCTGATCTCTGTAATTGCGTAACTGGCCTGTCTTGATATCTGCGACCCACTTCTCGGCCTTGCAGACTGCGTCTGCCGTGCCGAGTTTCGAGAGTCCAGGGACTGCCATTGCCAGATACTCCTCGCGTGTCTCTACGAACGATCCTTTAGCTAGGCGCGTCAGTTCATCTACTCCGTAGGCGATTGCACCGGCGTCTTCGCCTACGATTGCAACGTCACCCTGCGCTGATATCAAGTTGCGGATCGCAACGTCAACCGCCGTGCCGCGCTCCGCTGCCGAACTTGTTCCGTTTGCGCCCTCGAATAGCGCGCATTCTGCGAGTTTGGGCAGAGTGCTAGGTGATATTTCTTTACTCATTTTTTTAATTCTACATTGGTCAAGTGTTGTTACAAATAATGTGTAGTATTTGTCACGAGTTTGACGCCCTCCACTCGATCGCCGTGTTGATAAATTGATCCACGCGAAGCGCAACGCGGTGCAGATATTCCGGCGCGCAGTCGCGCCACGTCTGCTCGCTTGTTAGGACGCCACGAGCGATCAAGAACTGGTTGACCGCGCCTTCGTGCTGTGCGAGCCGTTCTTGCCAGCCAACCATTTCGTCGGCTTCAACGATATGGTTCGGCTGTTTATTTGCAACGGCCTCGAACAAATGCGCGACCGATGCCCATTCGAGCGGGAGTTCCTCCGCAAGGCCGCTGCGCGTCTTCGCATCGTAGGCCGCGCTGTGCGTGGTCAACAAGATCCGCTCCTTGCCGCCGATGCCCTTCCCCTTGCCGCTGTCGCTTGTCGATACTTTGGTTTTGAAACGCAAGAACCAAAGCTCGTCTGCAAACTCTTTGAGCAATGGAGAGCTTTGCTTGCTCAGTTTTAACTCGTATCGGTCATATGCCGCGAGCGCGTCCGGTGCTTCAAAGCGCACGATCTTCGAGTGCGCGATCATCACCACGTTCTTACCGGCGTCGATGAGTTGGTCGATGCTGGACAGCATACGGCTCATTCTTTCCGCGATCATGACCCAGCCCTTGCCAAATCCAAAGTCTTCGATGCTGGTTTTCTTGGTGCTGGCGAGTAGGTCTTCAACGCACAAGCGTTCCGCCCAATCTGCCGAGTCAATGACGATGGTCTTGTAGTCGGTCGCCTTGGCCTCTGCCAATGCGTCCGTGAGTTGCTTCCACGTTCCGATCTCGCAACGGTCAACGTCTAGGTGGGACGTGCCGCCCTCGATGTCCAAGAACAGCGGCCTGGGGAACTTGGCCGCGAATGTGCTTTTGCCTACGGACTCCACGCCGTAGATGACTACGCGCTGGGCGCGTTGTTGCTTTCCTTTTGTTATTTTCATTTTCTATTTTTCTTTGGTTTCGGCAGCATAAACGGCAACTGCCAATGCCGCCCACGAATGGGATTTGATGCCGTATGTTGGCCCCGGCTGGGCTTTTGTTCCCTGCGGCCCGATCTTGTCGATCAAGGCTTGGCGAATGTTCGCGTCTTTGGCTCGCATCGTTCCGCATAGGAAAAGTTTGATATCTTTCCTAAAAATTAGTTCCACGTCCACTCGTGCCACTTCGATGAAGCGCCCGATCCAGACGCACGTCTCAAATGTCGAAGCCCCTACCGCCATGCCGTAACTAGCGATCATCTCGCAGGCCACTCGGTCGTATTCGCGACCGATAAGAATCTGGCGTATCTCGGCATTCGGAAGGTGGCCGTGGTCAACTATCTTTCCGTGGTCGAATTGTACGAATGCGCTGTGCGTCGTTCCTGGATCGAGTGAGAGTATCATTTTTTAATGCCCTTGTTTTGATTTTGTCTGCTGGCAATGCGAGAACGTCGCAAATGCCTTGGAATGCTTTTGAGCGGATGAAATGAATTGCTGACTCTCGGTCGAGTTCTTGAGCCTCGTTTAGCTGTTTACTCAAAAATACCTTCTCGCTTTGCAGATCGGCAACGGCCTGCTGTATCATTCCGCACAGAAGGCTGCGAGTGAATTGGCATTCCGCGTCATGTTGCTCTTCAGCGGTCATTACCGGCGCTCCCGTTTGATCTGGCGGTTCATCCACCAGCGGCGGGTTTGTTCTGACTCGCAAGTTGCCTTTATGTTGCCGATCAAATAGCCGGCAATAAATGCACAGCAAGTGCAGGTGGCGAAGAGTGCCAAGAATGTTAGTGGTTCCATATATTTAGTTTTTAGTTTCTATCGTCAGCGTCTTTGCTTTCGATGTGCAAACCTTCTTTCATCTCCGCAAAAATGAAAAGAAAAATTTTCGCGAAGTGCGAAAATAATTCTGGGGAAAAAGCTTTACATACGCGCTCAACCAATGCTGGAGCGCGTTTGCGGCTTGGATAAAAACCAATTTACAAACTGAAATCTAACTAGATCGGGCGAAAGAATTTCACCTCGCGAACGCCTTGATTCGTTTGTATGGTTGCCTTTTTTGTTTCAAGCATCCCTTTTCCGACCGCAGTTTCAACTCGGCAAGTGATCGCCGCGACGGTCAATTTCGACTCCTCTGCAATAGTGCGAATAGTCTTCCATCCTTGCTTGGCTAGGTCTTTTTCGCTTTCAACTTTTGTTGCATCATAAAAAGCCGCCCAGGCTTTGTTTACAGCGGCAAGAGCCACGGTTGATTTATTTTTCGCTCGCATAGGTTGATGTTTATTGAGTTGTCTTTGTAATAGCCGTAGGCGAAGCCCTGCGACCACGCGAATGTTGCGCGGCGCGTGCTTGCGTATTCCATATCAAAACGCGCCAGCATTCCGGTGCAATAGCCGCTTGCGCCGTCGAGCGTGCGTGCGCGTTCCCATCCTACGCGGTGAAGGTGCGCCATCACGCATTGGCCGTAGGTCTCCGCGTGATCACGGATCGCCTGCACGTTATACATATACCCGTGGATAAACTTGCATCCACCTAGCTCTAAATAGCTGCGAATGTGATACGGGTAGAGTCGCGCCTTGAGTTCTTTCGACGTCTTTTCTATCGCTTGGATCGTAAGCGTAGCGGCGTGAGCCGCGAGCGCGTTCGGTGATGACGCGAGCTTGTAGAGCCTAGCCTCATGGTTTCCATAGAGAATATGTTGCGGCCTCAGTTCGTGCAGGAAGTCGATACCGGCTGAAAGATCGTCGCTAATGCTCGCTGCGCGGTCGCTTGAGTTCGGATCGGAAATAGCACCAGAACGAAAAGCGGCAAGGTCTAGGAAGTCGCCTAGATGAATAGTCGTGTCAGGGCGCCAGCGGGCTCGGAACGTCAAGACGGCCTTTCGTGCCTCTGGGTCGATCTGATCTCCGTGAGAGCACCCGACTGCCATCCATTTTTTCCAGCCTTTCATGTTAGCTCTGGAATGTTCCGGCTGGTTCGTTGCTCCCAAATCCAAGCGCGAACGGCCTCCATCGTATCTTCATCAAGTTTTGCGAATGCTCCGCTCTCGTGCTTTAAGGCGCTCCGTAGCTCTTGGTCGATGTCATCCACTAGGATCAGAATATCAAGTGCCTTGCAGGCCACCTCGTGCTCGTATCGCTCGGTCTCGTCAAACTCAAGTGTCATTTTCATGCTTCTTCGTCCTCCTCTTCTTCTTCTTCCAAGTCTGGGAATAAAATACTGAAAGAGTCGCCTGCGAGTCCTTCGACGGCGTATTTGTTGCCGAAAACAAATTCCCCGTGCATCGTCTCGCCTGCTTGCTCCCACGATACGATGGCGAGACCGCAGTCGTAATGCTCAGACAAAAGCCGCTTCGCTTCCGCGAGTGCTTCCGTGCGATCTGATTCAACCGTCGGTTGTCTCTTTTTTTTCAAGCAAGAACGTCGATTTTTTTAGATACTCGGTTGCGTAAATTGGCGAGCATATCGCGCTCGGTCATGCCGGTCGCCCATGCTGGGCGTAGCTGATAGTGCGGCTCGTCAACAAATTTCCAGTCGCCGCCCCATTCCATGCCGAGCGATTTGCCGAGCGTGCCGAGTTCGTGGTAGAGCGGATGTTCTTCGCAATACTCTTTGCCGCGAAAAATGCCGATGTCAAAAGCGATGCCGAAATTGTGATTGCTGTGACCGGCGGCGGCGTTCGTTACCTTTTTCCCTGGCGTTGTGCGACCCCTTGCAAACAAAGCATCCTGCTCCATGTAACTGCGCGTGCCGCTGATGATCTTAACGTCACAGCCTACCTTTGCAGCGATGACCTTTGCCACGCCTAGGAAGGCGCGTGCGGCCTTTTGCATCGCGGGGTGGAGCGTTGCAAGTTGGATCTCGCTGCGTTCGTCGAACGTCATTTATCGTGGAGAGTTTTTGAAAATTCTGGTGTGTAGCAGAATGTGCCGTAATCCGTCTTGACGCATAACGACGGAGCATTCATTCCAGCGCATGAAGTCAAAAGCGCCATTCCCAAGAACGCGAAGGAAAGAACGATCATCCACAGCGCAATTTGCTTCGCGCTCATTTTTCTTTGCGGAAGATTTCGATGAGTCCGATTATCGACGCAAGCGCCGCCCCTATCGCGTCCCATTTTGCTGGTTCCAGGCTCAAACCGGCAACGGCTCCGATTATCGCGACCCCGCGAATAGTGGACGGTTCCTTCAATTTTGCGAGTAGTGTTTTCATGGTTTTTTGGTTCTGGTCATCTTATACAACGAAACTGCACCGATGCAAATTCCTAGGACGAGAGAGAGAATGCGAAGCCAAGCCTCGACCTCCGAGAACGAGATCAATACAGCGGCTGCGGGCGCCGACGTTCCTACGAACGTATGAAAAGTGTGGCTGTCCATTAACTGATTCCACCTTGTGGTATTATGTCTCTTGAGATAATACATGGTTGTAATATAATTGTGTCTCTATCTGTTCCAGTTGTTAATTCAATTTCAACCTCTGATTGTAGAGACGTTTTATTCTGCAAATAATCTCTCATGCCAAAACTGTTAAAGTCAACAGATGCACTCTTTCCTGGGGCTGCCAACAAACTGCCCTGAACCTGTAATTGCGGCATATTAAAAAACCCTTTATCACCAGTAAATGTTATTTGAAATGCACTCAAATGTGACCCGGATACATTTACGTTTGATCCCAATGTATTGCTATCAATTCCTTGATATTTTATAGAACTCAAATTCTCCAAAGCAGATTGTAATTCCAAGGCGGTTATGTCTGGAGATAATCCCGATGTCGATTTTGCAACAGTTGTTGCAATGCTACCCGCAGTTATTGTTGCCGTGCCCTGAGTAATAGACCCACCAGGTGGGTCTGCTAGGAGGAATTTGTTTTCAAATGGGATGCTTGAAACGAAATAAACTCCCCCCTGTGTATATCCAGAGATTGCGGAAAAACCTGTTAATATGATTTCCTGATACAAATTTAATCCGTGTCGCCCCGATGTTTCAAAAATTCCGTTAATAACATTTGTTACTATGCTTAAAGAATATGCAGGAACGGTAACACTAAAATTCCCCTGATACGGAACTCGCGAAAAATCTATCTTTTGAATCTCGTTTTGGATTGCAGAACCAGTAATAATCGTTGAAACGCTAACGGTCATTGCTGTCCCCAAATCTGTCCAAGTCGACTGATATGTGGCTGGAGATAGTCGCAGTTGCAATTCTTGAACCTCAGCGGTTGTTGAATTCCCTGCGATTCGTTCATCGATATTTGCCGATGTCGTGGGGATTAAGCGTGATACATCTGATGTAATTGCGCTACGGGTTCCAGCGGAATTAAATGAAATCACAAATGTGCTATCGATCGTTCCATCAACGCTGATCCCACCGATGGCGGTAATAGCTGATAAAGAATTAAGAGCGGATGAAATCGCGCCAGCCGTTGCGCTATATCCAATTGCTCCACTGGTATCTCCACCAAATGATAATGTAAAAGTCCCGTTGGATGGAGTTCCAGAGCGTTTGCCTACTGCAAACTTTACGTCACTACCTGTCATGTCTACGATATCAAATGGAGCCGATATATCTCCGGTCGCTTGCAAAAAGTATAAATTTATTTCGCTTGAATCGCCAAAAATAAATCTCGGGGGAATTGCCGGTGTCATATTTGACAAGCCTGTTGCCAGCCGCCGGTTCGTCATATCGATAAAAAGATCGCGTGCCATTTATTCGTGTGTTTTGTCAACAGCCTCCCACTTGCCGATGGGGCAACGCTCGGTTGCCATGCGTAGTTTTGCCCAGGTCGAGCACCCGCACTTGCGGCAGCGGCCCGTGGCGTTGAGTGCCTGCGCGTCCCATTCGGGACACTCGCGGCACGTTGCTTCGCGGGTGGCGAAAATGTCGGGCGGGGTAGTGGCGAATCCAGATGATGCGAAGCGAGATGCGGCTTGGCCAAATCTCGCTAGTGCATTTTTGCGAAATTGAATAACTTCAGTTGGCAGAATCATGAAAAAACAAAATTTGGAAGTGGCACGAGTTCGTTCATCGGAGGTGGAAGAACATCAGGACTCACTCTTTCATGGTAGGCTGGAAAAGTCTGATCGTTAATCGTAAATGATGCCTCTATACATTCGATAAAAGACGACCCTGAGCAACAAATTATGTCGTTTGATATAGATATTGGGCCAGAATTTATGAAATTAAGCTGGTTGTATCCTTGCATTTTGAGACATTTTGTAATGAAATTAAACCCAACATAAAATTGAATTGGCCCAAAGTAGGCCTGTCCAATATTCCAGTAAGCATTAAAGCCAGTTCCATCTATAAATAAATCGAATTGAACTGGGTTAAATCCATTACATGTTCCAGTTGTAGAATTTTTTAATATTTCAAAAAGCGCCCCTGTTATTTTGATGTTAGTGCATGGGCATCCTCCACAACACGCGCACTCCACAGCGCGAAGGCCGCCGTCGGTTTTTGTCTTGATGGCGTTGGAGGATGTGCGGCCTAAAACCATATTAACATATCTCGGTTTGGAGCCATTGCAATACTCCATTCACAGATCCTAAAACATAAGTGCCAGATTGTGGGACGGATGGGATTTTTAATTTCCTAGATTGATATCCTCCTGTTCCAGGGGTTAATTCAACAAGGCTCGAATCAACATCCAGTGCCGAATAAATAAAATTTCGATCCAGATCGGATGCGCGAATCTGATTGGGATACCCACCATTTGATCCCGGATTTTGAATAACCTGCGTAAATTGGACTGGAATATTTATCATTTTTAATTATAAGTTTTATCAATAACAAGATTTGATCCAGTCGCTGAAATTGTTATAATTATTTCATTAAAGTTTCCATAATTTCGTGACTCGTATGAATCACATACCTCTGACAAATAATATATTGTCTCAATTAAATTATTTTCTGCGACTTGAGAAAAAATTGAGCTGCCATCATTTGATGGCAATCTATCTCCATTTAAATCATATATATAGAGTTGGATAGGTGATTTTATTGGGACATCATCGCTTGCAAATGTAACAAATCTCAACGTAATTACATCAAATAATTTTTGCGTTGTCTCCTGTCCCTTTACAATTGTTGGAGTTACTGATCCAGCGGGATAGGATTCCACTCGCGTTTCTTGTTCGTATGATGCAACCTTTTTAAATAATTCTCTTGACCCATCAATATTAACTCTCCCATATGCTGTGACGGAACATTTGATAAACCCGTTACCCATATCTTCATAATTTGGCTCAGGATAAATATACGCACCGTCGATACATTGCGGAGAATCTTGAGATGGGATTATATCACCAACATTAAAAGCATAGTAATCAACAGAATCCTTTCTGCTAATATATTCCTGCGAAATAAGACACAAGCCACTACGAAATACCTGTGTTTTTTGGTTTGGTTGTTTTATCCAACCAGTGACACCTTTGTATATATAGCTCATAAAATTAAGGAACAAGAACAGGTGTAGGTAAATTTCCTGATATAGTGCTCAACCAAGTCACACAGCTTTGCACTAATCCAGCGAGAGTTGTAATATCGGCCTCGGCATTGCCTCCAGCGCCACCTTGACCCCCAGAGCCACCTTGACCACCTGTTCCTCCAGCTCCACCTTGGCCACCTGTAAAATTGTTTCTAATATCTGCGGTCATATTACCGATAGCATTTGCCACCTGTGTTTGATCGACATTTAACTGCACTTTTGCTGGTGTATCCGTTAATTGTTTTAGCTTTTCTTTTGCGTCATTAGTTATCAAATCGGCCTTTAGTGGGTTGCCTCCTAGAAATTTGATTATTTCTTTTATCGATTCTTGTCCTTTTTCAGAATCGATTGGGTTTTTCGATAGGTCGGTTTTTACCTGATCCATATATTTAACAATGGCCCGAATTTGCTCTTCTCCTGTCTGTCCAATTTTATCGACACCCAATTTTTTTGCAAGATCAGGAAAACTTTTTTGAGCAAGATCAGTCCCAAGCAACTTGTCCATTGCTTTTAGCTCATCGCGCGCACCTTTTGAAGAGTTGTGAGCCTTGCTCATGGCTTCAATTTCTTTCATTTTTGAAAGCGTGTCGGCAAAGCCTGTTGCAGATTTTAGATTTTCATTTAGTTTCCTAGAGTTTTCTGCTGCCTGAAAAAACAAAGGATTTCCGTCCTTGTCGTATTGCTTTATGTTTGCGGAGTTGTTTGCGGCGATAGCCATGTTGGTTGCAAATAAAGCGGCCTCTTCCTTATCGAATCCTGCCGCCAAGGCTTTTTGAACATCGTCGGCATACTTCTTTTGTTCCTGCAAAGCGGTTACACGCTCCGAATCGCCAGCGGCTTGCGCCTGGGCTATCGCAAGTTGGAATTTTATTTCTTGTTGCTTCAGCGCAATTTTATCTTGTTCGATTTTTAAATCTTCAGCCGCCTTTTGTGCTGCTTGTTTTTTTAGATCTTCAGATTTTTTCCACTGGTCAAAATAGGCCTTGGCTTCTGCGACGGCTTCTTGATCGCTAACGACAATCTCTTTTGTGGAGGCTGCTATCTTTAAATTATTCGCGTCGATCTGATCTTGAGTTGATTTGATGTCGTCGAAAAGAGGGGGAATTTCTTTGTAATTTTCAGAAAATGATTTTGGCAATGCTGCGCCTGCGGTGGTAAATTGTTCTGCAATTCGGCCTCCAGCTCCCTTTAAACCTTCTTCAGCAATTTGTGCTGTTTCTGTTGCCTTTGCCGCCATCTCCCTTAAAGAATTAGCGATGCCTCGCGTCAAATAGCTCCCATCAAATGCTTGTGCAAGAGCGGTCATTATGCTAGCTCCAGCTTTATTGGCTATAAGATCAAATGACATCAATATGGTTTGCGAGAGTGCTCCAGATGGGGCAAAAATGCTCCCTGCAAATTCTGCCGCCGTTTTAAATGCGGCTCCTAAATGCTTGTAAATCTCATTTGCGCTTTCCATTGCCCATACTTTCATGGAAAGGAAAATGTTTTTTATTCCCGTAGCGTACTCGCCGCCAGAAATTGCTTTTAAACTAGTTCCAATGTTTCCAATAGCTTGTTCAACATTAAGCGTTTTATTGATAAGATCAGAAAAAAATGTGATTGTGTTTCCAACGGCCTGTCCTATCAGATCAAAGAGCGGAGCGATTGCAGATATTCGATCTGACCATTGCTGAATGATCGGAGTCAGGGCCTCAATTACTGGCTTACCAAAACGCCGATAGAGGTCATCCACGGCATCATGCATGGTGGACATGACACCGTTGAATGTCAGTCCCTGCTTTTTTGTCATTTCAAAGAATTTGCCACCTTCGGAGGTGACATCTTTAAAGGCATCGCGCACCATCTGCGATGTAATGCCGCCCTGCTCCATTTCCTTTCGGAGCTCGCCCATGCTCTTGCCTGTTTTTTGCGAAATGGTATCGAGCGGATTAAACCCAGAATCGATCATTTGATTGAGTTCTTCGCCTGTGAGTTTGCCTTGTGATTCGACTTTTCCAAATGCCAAGGCTAGGGATTTTAGTTTTTCCTCATTCCCTTGAGCCACGTCACCGAGCATGGATACGATTGGAATGACTTCCGAGGACATGACGCCAAATGAAAGGAGCGTCTTTGACGCGTCCGCGAGACCTGGGATCGTGAACGGAGTTGATGCCGCGAATTTGCTTAGGTCTTGTAAAAATGTTTTTGCAAGCGTCGTATTTCCAATCAAAACATTAAAGCTCGTTTCGAGTTGTTGAAAATCGGCGGCCTTATTGATCGACTCGCCAAACGCTTCAAACGCTCCGCTAACAGCCGCAAAAGCAGCGTCAACGGCCATCATACCTAGTTTAACTGCTCCGCCTGCTAATGCCGCCGCGCCTACGATTTTGGCAAATCCACTTTCCCCTTTTTTCCCTGTCTCTTCCATAGCTTTGCCCATTTCATTAACGTCCTTTGACGTTCCGTCAGACTGATCACCGATGGCCTTGATGTTCTTCTCCATCGAAGTCACCTGACCGATGCGCTTCATCGTGCTTTCAAGTTCGGTCATGGAAAGCTCACCGCTCGACACCTTGCCTTTTAGCTGTGTAAGTTCGTCTTGAACGGCCTTGAGTGTCTTCTCAAGTCCTGTGTCTGTTGCTCCAAATTCTACTGTTACGTCGGCCATTTTATTTAAGTTTCTATAAGTCCTTTTTGTCTCTTTTTTAGGATCATGTTCATTTGATTCCGCATTTTAGTTGAGACGACTGAGAGGGCGTTGAGTTGCTCACTTGCTGGAAGAATCTGAGATACCCAAGGCACGTTGTTTGTAATTAAAACCATAGGATTTTTCTTATTTCCTGTTAGATCATATACATTCCCAGACCCGCTTCTTGTGGCCTTTTTAACCCATGGCGGAAACCCTGTGAGAAGCCCCCCCTTATTCACCTTCTTGAGTTGGCTTGCACAATCAGCCCATCCTCCTTTTGAAATACCGACGCGCTTTTGTATTTCTGTGATGTATGTATTAAGTTCGCTTCCGCTTGAAATAAATAACTTACTACCCTTTGTTTTTGTTCTTCCGGTTGGATTAACGCGAGCATCTTGGTGGTGCGTCTTTATCGCGCTCTTGCTGTCCAGAAACTCAAGCCCCGTCCACTTATTTAAAAAGCCAAGGTTTCGGAAGATAGTCTCAACGACATCATATCGCTGATTCATTATCAGCGACTTCAATCGTTTGCCGATCTTCTTATTTTCAACCTTGTTTGCCATCGCCAATAACTGAACAGGCGGTTTGATAATTTTTCCGATGTCGTTTTTGACGCGAGTTGTTCCGGCAGTTTCGTCATTCCCAAACGGCTGCGTCCGCCTCGCCAATTCCACGCAAAGAAGGCGAGCGTTGAGCATGACGGCGTCAGGGATCGTGACTTCGCGGATCTCCGCGTAGTCCTTCATGATCTGCTCAAACTTCAAGCTCTCGAATTTGAATTTTGCCATTAGCCATTCCTCCCGTAATTACCACCCTTCCCACATCCGCATCCTTTTCCCCGGCCCAATTCCCCAGTCTTACCGCGAAAACCAATATCACCTTTTGTTCCTTCTCGGCCTTGCTTAGATGATTGATATCTTCTTGCCGACTCAATATCAAATGTCGATTCTGTTCTAATCAATCCAATTTGAGTTACCGAATAACCCCTACCAAATCGATCCTCCATTGAAAGCTCACTGGCTTCAGTGTTGGGGGATGTTTTGGTTGCAGGATTCTCTTTCCCCGCACAGGCGCATTCATAGGATTCGTTTTGGTCTCTCACGATATTTTTCCAATGTTTTATTTATTGAGGCCAATGCGTCAAAATCTGTTGATGTGTTATTATTTTGCCAACAAACATTTTTACCATTTGAGAAATCGTCTGCATGAAGTAATTGAACGCCTGCTGCAAAAGGTAATTCCTCTAAAATCTCACGGAAGCCCCAACTTGTTATTTTTGCGATCCTATAAACATAGGCCGCAAGCCAGTTGGGGCTATCTAGTTTCCCGAATAATTCCGTGTCTCACCTGTCTCTGTCGATGTAGCTGAACTCATATAAACAGCAAAAGCATTGTTCATTGCATCTGCAATTTCATTTGTTTCAAAATGGTGTTTTAGATTTTTTTCAATCCAAATATCAACAGCCTCAACAAATTTAATGTGATCATTGATTACATTTCTAATTCGTGAAAAATCCTCGCAATGCAAAAACGCAAATGCTGATGCTTTCCAGATCATATCCATTTCGTCTGAAAAAACTCTATGACGTTGCATCCATGAAATGGTGAGCGCCGTAATTGGTCGCATTTTTTTTCCAGCTATAATTTTCTCGCCGTCTTCCATTGCTTGGATGCGAAGGATTTCGTCGTCTTTTACTAGGTCGTTATCTTTGTTTTTTTTCATATAATTACTTTAAAAATCTTGTCATTTCCTGCTTGGTTTTGTCGGAAGCATTTTCCGAAATGGCGATGCGCTTGCCGTTGTGTTCGATTTCGATCAAGCGCGGAGTATTGCGGATGATGTCCACGAGAACATCGCGGTTTGCCAACGCAGCGCGAATATAGCAAAGCGGATTTTCTGGGTCTTTGGATTCAAGCTCATCCCCATCTTTTGTCATCTGTCGATAAACCTGCGATGCGTCTTGGCCTTTGTCGTTCTCGCCCTCAAACCAAAATTCGGTAGATTCCTTGCCGTCGGTGCGAACCAGTCGTGTTACCGGTGGGAAGTTCATTTTGAAGCCCATCGTAGCGAGTGCTATAGCGGCCTTTAGATTGATCGTGTGAAAGAATTTCCTATTTGCGTCCATATATTTAGTTCGTATATAAAAAGGCGGCTCCCTTTTGCCGGGGAGCCAGCGGCATGAGCCAGGGGTTTAGACGATCTCTGGGTATTGAGTCGCGGAGACGGTGATCGTTTTGAATGTTCCAGCACCTGTCTTTTCGGAAACGGAATCAACAATGACTGCACCACCGGAAACGCCGTAGGACGTTGTATCGTTGGCGAGAGTGAGCACGTTGGCGAGCTCGTAAGCCACGCCGCCGTTGATGACGCCATCGAGGCTGATTGTTGCCGACTTGTTGAAATACGCCACGGCGACGGTATCGCCGAGGGCGTCCATTACAGTTGCCTTATCGCTCTGAACGGAGCGAGAAAATGAGTTGAGCAAAAGACCTGTCTCTTGGAGTAGGCCGAATTCGACGCCTGAGGCGACACTTGAGGTAATTACGGTTGCGGGCATATCTTGCCCAAATTGTCAACTCGCGAAAAGCGCGGCGTGAACCGTGATCGTGACCGAACGCTCGAAATGCCGCTCGTTTGAAGAAAGTGAAACTGGCCCGTCGCGAAGTATGCCGAATACGAAAGCGTATTGCGGACGAACTGCGTTCAGCTTGGTTTTGAGGCCGGTGATGTCGTGCGAGACGCATAGCACCTGCGACCACAGATTCTCCATTGCCATCTGATCCATGTCGTCGGCCTGCACGATCAAAGCAATATCGACCGAGAACTGGAAAATGGCGGAGTCGATAATGCTCTCGCGCTGGCGAGTGCATTTCACAAAGCACGCCGGCAATGTCATCGTTCCGAAGTTCTCGGCGGCCGTCACCACAAGTGCGCTCTGCATCTCTTGCTGCAATGCGAGAACAAAAGTGTCTGTCAGCGCCTTTTCAAGCGTCAGAGTGTATGTCGAGTCAGCAATCATTCGGTTGGTCTTTCTGGCAAGGCCGTGACGTCAACCTCTTTGATGGGTTTTGCTATTGTTCCAGTTGGCGGTTGCCATGTTTCAAGATTGCCATCCCAGACAACCAAGTTTTCAAGCCATCCGCCCTTTGCATCGAGTATTGCGTAAGTGTCCATTTTAAAAATAGGTAGTTACTATGACGATTCCGTTGGCTCCAGTTCCTCCTGCGCCGGACGAGTATGTTTGACCGCTAGTTCCTGGATACCACCCACAGCATCCACCGCCGCCTCCTCCACCACCATAGAGTCCCCCTGCTCCGCCTGCTCCGCCGTTTCCAGTTGCATTTCCTGCCCCCCCAGCTCCGCCACCACCAGAAAATCCATATGTATTTAAAGAATGCCCAACACCCCCTGCCGCTCCACTTGTTTGTCCTCCAGTTGATTGACCACCAACAGAAGCTGATAAAAATGAAGGGA